GTACCAGATAGGTAGCGATGTGTCTTCTATGTACTGTTTAATTAGATCTGCGTTGCGATGTCTCATGTTATTCCTCCGATAAACCAATGCGTTGATAAAGCTTTCCGGCAAACGCTATCTCTGCCTCGTCGTCTGTCATATATAAATCACAAAGGTGCCATGCTTTTTTCTTTTTGTATACCCAAATATACTTAGACCCGTTTGGTGTTTGCCGATACTCTTCATCGGGATACCAGCATGGGTACTCAATATCTAACCATGCTTCATCAGGTTGAGATCGTACCTGTATGTCTGCACCGTTAAGCCATGCTTGCATTAAGAATATGTTCTTGCGTCTCATAATAAAAACTCCTTGGTTGAACTGAGGATTGCTTCCCAGTTATGCTCGTTAGTAAATAATTTTTTTGCTTCTTCAATCGAGTAGTACTGTACAGTTGTGCGCCAAGCATCCTGATCTTGGTATGCGAAGATGTATTTATGAACAGTTCGCAATGGCTTGATCCGATACTTTGTGCCTTTGTGCCATTGGGGAGACTCAACGTAACGCCAAACTTCTTCGTTTTCAAAATAAAACTGAATTTCAGCACCGTCTGCCCATTCCTTAATCAATTCTGCGTGTTTGTGCGGTGTCATTTAGTTCTCCGTGTAGTCGATGGATGTGTTGATTCTTTTCATAACTTCTTGAGTGATTTGGATGATCCTTCTTGGTGTCTTAGCAAGGCTAAGTATGTGTTTTATCTGGGATTCACTAAGGTATACAAATGCTTTCTCTTTGCACTCAACTGTTGCTTGTGCTTTGTCAATGCTTTCTTACTGGTACATATAAATCTCCTTGAATGTAAAGCCGAAAACTCTATGGCACAAACCACGGAAAGATATTCCATGCCTATGAGTCGTTGATGAGAGATGTGTCACGAGTGTGGGTTACAGTACATATCTCTGTAACCCACACCCATGTGTATTTAGAAACCAACTGCTTGACCTATAAACATCATTCCTACCAGAACGCAGATGAAGATAGCTGCACCCAGATATGCAACTGGCGGGATCTTATCCTTAACAGGTTTGTAATGCTTAAGCTCGCGCTGGGTCTGACTTGACCAGTTAGGTGAGCTGAAGTCGATGTGCTTGAACCAGTTACTCATGTGAATCTCCTAGATAAAAAACAATTGATTGAAATGTTGAATGCCAAAAACCCTTGGCACCCAACGACGTATTACTTGTTAGTAAAGTATCTACGTATAAGAGAAGAAGCATCAAGAGCTTCAGAAGTCTTAGATGTACGAAGAGTATCCAAGACTTCTAACATGCGATTGGCAGTCTCTAGTTCGGATACAGTCATACGTGCAACAACACGCCCACCACGAACACGTAAGAGTTCTTTGTCTTTCTTGGATGCAGGAGCAGTACGGATGATAAAAGACGCTTCCCATGATGTATCAGGCATAGCAGAATTGATGATGTTGCGATCAATCATGGTTTGAATACGGTAACGTTGCTTGTCGCTAATTGGCTTGGAGTCATCTGATTTGACTGTGTTTACATTGTCGAAGTTGATGTCGAGTGTTGTCATGACGTATACCTTTGAGACGTAGTTGGCTGTTAAACAAAATTGATAACAGAAGGGGGTAACCCCCCTCAAAGCGAAGCGGGGGGTTGCACCCGAACCGAAGGTGAAGGTAGAAAGAAATAGGGTTAGAAATGGGGGGGAGTTAGCTAGAGAAAAGGTAATGAAATCAAGGTTGACATTGCCATAGCACACAGACACCTCAGTTCTGCACACAATCGATTTAAATCATCGCCCCTATACCCAAGTGACACCTTGCATCGTTCGTTCAACTGAGAGGCTGTAATCAAGTCTATGGATTAGTCATGGTTATGCAGAGAGATAGATGGGATTGAGGATGAAGAGCCAGAAACATGGAGGCAGCACAGGAAACAATGATGTACATACAGGGAAAGGGTACCCCCATAGGGACCATCGAAGCTGGATAGGGGGGGGGTGGTACTAACAGTATCCCCTACACACACGCACCAATCACTTTTAAAACCCTTTAACCCCTAATCCTAAACATCTGCACACCTTTACACTGCTATCTAAGTCATCGAACACTCGGAGCCGGAATTTGTGTGGCAGCGAATAGCTTATCTTGTGTGTAGCATGTGGTGATACTGGGGCTGCCGTATGTTTTTTGTGTATGGACGTGGTGGGGTATGGACCCATCTGCAATATATGGGGGGGGTCCTGTTTAGTATCTGTCTAAATTTTTCTAACATGCGTGATAATATGTGTGTAATCTCGCCGTTAATGCCCGTATTTAGCTAGAGGATGGGCGCCTAGCTGCGGTGAGAGATACTTAAACATGGCGGGGTGGCGCAGTAGTAGCGCATCGGACTCATAATCCGGGGGTCGGGGGTGCAATTCCTTCTCCCGCAACCACAAAACCTTGGCACAAAATATGTTAAGCAAAGAAACTCTGCAGGAATACCTCAATCAATTTGAAGTGTTGCGAGGAATCACAGTGCAACATGAGAGCGAACTCAAACGTTCCTTGGCACCGCAAGTGGTTATGCTTAGTGGCATGGTCAATATCGAGGGTACCCCTCATTTGTTTGAAGCCGAGCTCAACCTTTTTGAGTTCCATGGGCGAGATGATCTGGTAAGACTCGCAGCATCTATGCTAAAGGCATTCGATAGGGCAGGCGTTGAAACTATAAGGTAAAGAAAATGGCAGCACGAAGAGTGAAGATTAAGCACGATGACAACACACGCTTGAAGATACAAGCCAGCCAGCTGATTAACCGTCTGACCGGGCATGCTCAAGGCACAGTAGACTTGTCGACCACACAGGTAAGAGCGATTGAAATCTTGCTACGGAAGATTCTCCCTGATTTGTCTGATGTAAAGATGGATGTCGACACCCAGCCTATTACGTTTAACTTATCCATGGGTAGCAAGAAGTAGTGGAAACCATTTCGTATGTACCTCCCGGCCCAGTGGCTGCAGCTTTCCATGCTGATGATTCTTTTGTTAGGGGGTTGATGGGTCCGGTTGGTAGTGGCAAATCAAGTAGCTGTTGTGTAGAGATCATGAGGCGTGCGATTGAGCAACGACCATCCCCCGATGGCATCAGACGCTCTCGCTGGCTCGTGATTCGCAACACCTACCCTGAGCTTAAGTCCACAACAATCAGGACGTGGGAGAACTGGTTCAGTTCTGCTGTAGCACCTATCCGATGGGACACACCGATTACCTCTGTCATGAAGATTGGCGACATAGGTGACGGCACAGCCATGGAGCTTGAGGTTATGTTTATGGCGTTAGACCGCCCGACAGAAACTGGCAAGCTACGCTCTTTAGAATTAACGGGTGCATGGATTAACGAAGCCTCAGAGATACCTAAAGAAATCTTTGATATGACAACCCAGCGTGTTGGTCGATACCCGTCAAGACTTGTGGGTGGTCCGAGCTGGAGTGGTGTTATCTTAGATACCAACCCATGTGATGACGACCATTGGTATTACAAAGTTGCAGAAGAAGAGAGTCCACCTGAGTGGGCATTCTTTAGGCAGCCCGGCGGTTTGTTTAAAGAGGGTGAGGTGTATAAGCCTAATCCAGAGGCTGAGAATGTTTACAACCTACCGAATGGTTATGAGTATTACTTGCGACAGGTCACTTCAAAGCAGGATGATTGGATTAACGTTTTCCTCTTAGGTAACTATGGCTCCACCAAAGATGGCAAGCCTGTCTACCCAGAGTACAACGACAAGGTGCACTGCCTAACCAAGAACGTGGAAGCGGCTAGAGGTTTGCCTTTAGTTCTAGGCTGGGACTTTGGATTGACACCCGCATGTGTTGTGGCACAAGTCACTACCCGTGGCAAGCTAATCATCCTAGATGAATTTGTTTCAGAAGACATGGGCATCCGTCAGTTCGCCAATGACATCGTGAAGCCAGCCTTGATTAACAAGTACTCCGGTTACACCATCTTCTCTGCAGGCGACCCGGCTGGAAACATTAGGGCACAAACGGATGAGCGCACTTGCTTGCAAGAGTTGCTAGAAGCTGGTATCACAACAGAGCCAGCCTCAACCAATGATTTTTTACCAAGACGAGAATCAGTTGCGTACTTCTTAACTCGTCTAACAGATGGCGAACCAGCGTTTGAATTAAATCCACGCTGCACAATAATCCGTAAAGGCTTGAGTGGTCGCTATAAGTTTGAGCGCATTAGAACTTCAGGCAATGCCAGATACAAAGATAGACCAGTCAAAGATATTTATTCACACATACAAGACGCCTTGCAGTATTTATGCCTGCGAGTGCGTAGTGGTTTAACCCCATCAAGGGCTAGAACCGTCACAGCAAAATCCGCTAAGGGTTGGACATAATCAATGAGCTACTCAAACAATCACCCAGAAGTTGAGATCGATGTCGAAGTTAAATACAACATGGTTGAGAACGACGGCTTTGAAACTAACCTAGCGGCCTATGTTCGCCGCTGCTGGGAGTCGGCCAAGGTAGCACGCGCAGAGATAACCGAACGGTTACTGAAGTGCGATCGACAGCGACGGGGCACCTACGACCCAGACCGAGCATCAGACATTGCACAGATGGGCGGCTCTGATATTTTTATGATGCTCACTGATGTGAAGTGTCGCGCTGCAGAGGCTTGGATTAAAGATGTCATGCTCAATCAACAAGAACGCATCTTTGAACTCAAGCCTTCTAATGCGCCAGAGATGCCAGTGGATATGCAGTCCGCTATTGTGGACTTGGTTCGCACAGAAGCCGAGCAGTTTGTTAATGAAGACGGTGAGCAGCTTCACCCAGAAACATTCCGCGCTCGTATGGAAGAAGTCTACGAGGCAATCAATGAGCGTTTGCAAAAGGAGTCTGAAGATGCAGCTAGACGAATGGGTGACAAGATTGAAGACCAGCTTAACCAAGGCGGGTTTAATAATGAGCTACGTAACTTCATCACAGATTTTTCTACTTTCCCTACAGCCATTATCAAAGGTCCTGTAGTCAAGAGACGCAAGGCTATGAAGTGGGGTCCACAGTTTCAGCCAATCGTATCGACAGAGTTCGTGCGAGAAGTCGAGCGGGTATCTCCCTATGACATCTACCCCGCTCCCTCTTCTACTGGTGTAGATGATGGTTATCTCATCCACCGCCAACGATTGTCACGCGCATCTTTGTATGCTCTCAAGGGCACGCAAGGTGTAGACAACGACGCTCTTGAAACGGTAGTGGCGCAGTATGGTCGCTCAGGCTACATGTCGTTTCAGGCGGGTGACACAGAACGCCGTCAGCTAGAAGGCAAACCTTTTCGCACACCAATCAATGAAGACCAGATTGAGACCCTAAACTTCTGGGGTTCAGTCAATGGGCAATGGTTGCTAGAGTGGGGCATCAAGGACAAAACAATCAAGTCGAATGAAGAGTATGAGATTGAACTCTACTGGACTGGCGGTATTGTTTGGAAGTGCATCATTAACCCAGACCCACTAGGTCAGCGTCCATACGATATTGCATCTTGGGAGGAAGTCCCACATAGCTTTTGGGGGATTGCTTTACCAGAGGTGATGCGCGATACGCAGGTGATGTGTAACGCAGCCGCCCGTAGCTTGGCAAACAATATGGGTATTGCATCCGGGCCGCAGGTAGAAATAACCGTAGACCGCTTACCTGATGGTGAGAACATATCCCAGATCTATCCTTGGAAGATTTGGCAAGTGACCTCAGACCGTACAGGTGGTGGTGCCAAGGCTGTGCAATTCTTCCAACCCAACATGAATGCTGGTGAGTTGCTACAGGTCTATCAGCATTTCGCCCGTCAATCAGATGAAGTCACTGGCATACCAAACTACATTTATGGTTCTAGTAATGTGAGTGGAGCCGGGCGTACAGCCAGTGGTTTATCTATGCTGATGGACAACGCATCCAAAGGAATCAAACAAGCTGTATCAAACATTGATAAAATAGTTTCAGGAATTGTGAAGAGACTATATCTGCACAACATGATGTACGACGAAGACCCCTATATCAAGGGTGATTATAAGATTGTTGCTAAAGGCGCAATTGGGTTGATACACAAAGAAACACTACAGATGCGTCGCAACGAATTCTTGATCGCGACAGCTAATCCGCTAGACTCACAGATTGTTGGAACTGAAGGCCGCGCTCATATCTTAAGAGAAGCTGCTAGAGGTCTACAAATGGATGTCAGTAAAATCATCCCTGACTCTAGCTCTCTTGAGCAGCAACGCATACAGCAAATGGCAATGGCTATGGCACAAGAGATGATGGCCCAAGCACAGCAGCAAGCGGCACCTCCACCACCGCAAGCAGCTGCACCAGCTCAGCCACCCCAACCAGTCATGGCTATGGCTGATGGCGGCTCTGTTAATGAAGAATTAGAAGAGCAAGAGTTAGATGATGCATTCAACCGATTGATCCTACAAGATCAAAACTAAAGGAACTGAAATGAAAAAAGCTACAGATGCTAAAGCAGGTAAAGAATCAAAAGCTGAGATGAAGAAAGAAATTGACTTCATGCAAAAGAAAGGCGCCCCCAAGTCGGTGATTAAGCACGAAAAGGCTGAGATGAAGGGTATGAAGAAGTATGCCGATGGCGGTATGGTTGGCGGTTGTGTGTCAGGTGTATCAGGCACAGGTCGACGTATGCAAATGGATGCGGGCAAGTAATGGGTTACGCACCAGATTGGATGCGTGGATCCATGAAGAAAGCCACGACTGGCAACTCCATGAATTATGGTGTGCAAGCTCGACCGATCTTTCATAGCGCACAAAGCACAGTACAGGCTTTCGCTGA